TTTAGTGCTACACCTTCCTCCTGTGCATAGGCATTTCCAATTAAAAGAAAAAATGCAGTAATTATACAAAATATTTTTGCAAACATTATATCTCCAATTCTAGATATTAGTCTATTTACAGCAGTCCATCGATCTGATCGTTCATTTACCACGGAACTCCATGTCTCGTTGCGGGAGTTTTTCTGCTCCTCGTTAAAGTCCAACTCCGAATATTCCGTGCCGTCTATGTTAACTATTTCGTCCATTTTATTATTCTTCCAAAGAGATTTTCATTTTGCATATGGGCTATCGCCCAATACATCGGTATCCCATGCGGCCCTTAAATCAGATATAGTGTTTGCATTATCGATTGCTGAATTGTCAGGGGCATCTCTAAGAGCTGTTTTCACGGCAATACTTGTGGCCTGAGCATCTGCATCAGCAGCCTCTAATGCTCTCATGTAAATTACATCTTCAGCATCAAAAAGCAGAATTCTGGCTTCCCTAATTTTATCCTTGAATAAAATCTTAGACCCCTTCATGTCCTCAGTAATTATCGAACCACTTAACAACCAAGCATCTCTAAAGTGTCTATCAGGGGGCACAGTGGCGTTATCATATGCAATACTGTTCCCGTCTTTGTCTACTATAGTAGTTGTTGCCATTTTATCTACAATAGTATTTATTACCATTTTATCTGCAACAGTATTTATTGTCATGGGTGTCTCCCTTAAGCTGCTATATCTTCGTTTATCTTCCAAGCATTACGCCACTCACGAGTAGCTGGAAGTTGTTCTTTGCGGCAGATGACCATCTTGAGTCGGTTACCTTCGTTGTAAGAACGCCATACAGATTGCGGCACATCCTTCATAATCAGATATTCGATGGCTTTCTCTTCTGACAGAGCCTCGACAGGCTTGGTATCGTGCAGCAAGAAACCTCTCGTATGTCTTTTAAAGTCAGGCTTGACCTCGTCCTTTGCCAACTCCCAGTATACCTCGACCGGGGGAATAATGCCGCCCTGTAACGCATTCGCCATAAAGTTAGGGTCAGGAATCAATATTTTCACACACTCATCAATTTTGTCCTCATAAACAACACGGTAATCAGACTGATGAGCCGTCAGGTTTTCCTTGGCCCACAAAAGCCTTTTCCATAACTTTGTACCCTGGAATTCCGGCGTTTTTATCATGCTAAATCACCAAGTACCGATGACACAACGTTTTGATTTCCGTCGGCCAGCGCATACGCATACTTTTTAAATGTCGTGCCATATCCTGTTGTGAGTTGTGCCACGGCATCATTTATATTATGCACAAAAATGCTTGCACCATCTTGTTTGTCATCTGCACCTGTAACGACTGCGTAGTTTCCATCATTCATATTGTTGGCTATTACCGGCGCATACAGACCCACACCAGAATCTGTTACAGATGTCATGTTAAAAGAATCTATTATAGAAACAGCGGCACCAGAGGTTCTCACCCATGCCTTGCTCAGCCCTAGAGAGACATTCGTCGTTGCGGTGCCGCCCTCTGCCCCAACCGTTACTGCTCCGGCAAAAGCCGCCCCGGCGCTAGAGGCTACCTGTCCATCACCTCGTACTCTGAACGGTACTTCAGAGCCGTTATTTGTCACGCATTCGATGAGGTCGAAGGCAGTACCGGCGGCTCGCACAGTCCACGGCTGGATAACATTGCCGGTGAACGAAGCGTGGTCTGCTCTAATTCGTGCAGTGTTGCTTCCAGCGGCGGTCTGCGTTACCTGAAATACGGGGTCCACTGACCCGGTGACGGTTAGCAGATAGTCGGGTGCCGTGGTGCCAATACCCAGTCGTGCAGCACCACCTAGAATCAGGTCGTCCCGACTCTCATCCCACAGCATGTAGGAACCAGAGGCCGCTCCGAAGAACTTAACGTCATAACCGGTGTCATCGACGCCTACGGCAACGATCCCGTCAATCTGGGTTGCTCCGTCGATGTCTACTGCATCGAGGTTTGTCGTGCCATCTACATCTATATCACCACCAATAAACACGTCCCCTCCAATGGAAGCTGTACTTTGCAGATGCGTAGCACCTACAACTGTAACTGTAGAAGCAAATGTAGCTGCGCCACCAACAGACGTTGTACTCTGAAGATGCGTAGCTCCTGCTACTGTAACTGTTGAAGCAAAGTGTGAAGCACCTCCAACACTTAATGTAGAAGCTAGGCTTACCGCCCCTGTAACACTAAGTGTCCCTCCTATGGAAGTATTACCCCCAACTGCTAGATTACCACTAACAGAAACATCTCCATCATATGTAATACCACCAGCAGCAAAGAGAGTTCCACCTATAGATACATTTCCTGCAACATCTAAATTACCACTAACAGATACACTATCTTCAAATATAGCGGCTCCTGCCACTGTAACTGTCGAAGCAAAGTGTGAAGCACCTCCAACACTCAAAGTAGAAGCAAGACTCACAGCTCCTGCAACAGTAAGTGTGCTATTAAGATCAACCGCACCTTCAAGAGAGGTTGCTCCTGCAACTCTTAATGTTCCACCAAGAACAGTATTACCACTAACTGAAACATCATCTTTGAATGTACCAGCACCGACAACTGTAACCGTCGAAGCAAATGTAGCTGCACCTCCAATAGAAACTGTACTTTGCAGATGTGTAGCACCTGCTACAGTAACCGTCGAAGCAAAATGAGAAGCACCGCCAACACTAAGTGTAGAAGCAAGACTTACGGCTCCTGCAACAGTTACGGTTCCTCCAATGTGTACATTCCCACTTACAGATACGTCATCTTTGAATGTACCAGCTCCTACAACTGTAACCGTCGAAGCAAATGTAGCTGCACCTCCAATGGAAGCTGTACTTTGCAGATGTGTAGCACCTGCTACAGTAACCGTAGACTCAAATAAAGCCGAACCTGTAGATTTAAAAGTACCGCCTATGGAAGTATTACCAGCAACAGCTAATGTAGAAGAAAATGTAGCTGCTCCTGTAACTGCCAGAGTACCGGCTAGAGAAGTAGCTCCACCAACATTTAAACTAGAGCTTACAGATAATCTAGGTATAACACCACCTGTAATAGACGCCACAATTCCAGTAAGATTGGAAGCATCACCGTAGTATGCAGAGGCACAAACTCTGGCATTGGTAGCTTGTAGATTAGCCCCGACTATTGTCACAGTACCTACTATGGAAGCTCCACCAGCTACATTGAGATTACCTGCCGCACTGATGTTACTAACAGAGATATTACCTGAGATTGCCGAGCCAGATATATTCGTTAAGTTGGAACCATCCCCGTGGAATGCAGATGCACATACTCTGGCATTGGCAGCTTGCACATTAGCCCCCACGATAGTTACAGTACCACCAACTACCAGACCACCGCTTACAGAGACATCTCCGTCGAACGTAGCATTTCCAACTGCTCTAAATAGTCCGCCTACACATGCAGAGGTAGCTACATCCAGACGGCCACTGACCGATACATCGTTCTTGAACTCTGTCTTGGATGTGAATGTACCTGCCCCGGCAACTGCCATAGTGCCACCCACGGATACATTATTCT